AATGGCATTTGGCAACGGATTATTCTCGACGCTTGCCAGTGAAATTGATCTGACAGATGACACGCTCATATCCGCTGCGAAAAGCGCAAATTCTTTTGGCAAGTTTATTGGCAGTCTTGGTGCGCAGATACTTGAGCTTGGCAAATTTATCTTTGATGGTGCGATAAAACCGATCTGGGATATTATTGGTGGGTTTGACCATTTAAAATTAATATCTGAAAGCGTCATTACTTTTATAAAGCTGTCTTTTCAGTCTTTAAAGGTTACAATTGATACTTTTTTGCTTGGCATAGCCAAGGGGTTAGACCTTCTAGACTCTGGTATTACTAATGCAAAAAAGAAACTTGGTTTTGATGCAGAGCGTAGCAGCTTTACAAAAGATTTTTTTGATGCGCAGAAGCTTTCTTTAGAAGATTCCGTAGCAGAACAAAAGAAACTTTTTTACGAATTAGGAAAAAACGTTTTAAACCAATCTGATTTTTTTTATTCACCTGACCGTGATGCCTTTATGAAGAGCCTTGAAAAGAGTAGCAGCATGGTCAAGGATACTACAGACAAGCTGAGTATTTTTGGCAAAGCAGGCGAAGATGCTGGCGATAAAGCCGCGCGCGGTCTTATCAAGACCAAAAACGCGGCTGATAATCTTAAAAAGTCAACGGAGAGCGCTAAAGAGTCGCAAAATTCGCTGTTCTCAAGCTTGATTGGTAATATTGGTGATACAAATTTTTCATTCAAAAGCCTTGGCGAAACGATTTTAAACAGCCTGACAAGCCGCGTCCAAAACCAAGGATTTGGTGGTTTTGGATCCTTTTTTAATGATATCGGCGGCATTTTTTCAGACATCTTCGGAGGCTTTCGCGCCGATGGTGGTGGTGTTGCCGCTGGCAAGGCCTATGTCGTAGGCGAGCGCGGGCCGGAATTGTTTATGCCGGGGCAGTCTGGATCTATTGTGCCGAATGGCGCGGTGATGTCTGGCGGCGGTGGAGCGTCGGTAAACGTTAATATCATTAATCAGGCAGGCGTTGACGTGCAGGCGCGGCCTTCTTCGAACGGACGTGATATCGAGATTATGATCCGCAACAGCATGCGCAGCATGATTGCCGGTGGCGGTGTGGATGATGTCATGCGCAATAGATTTGGCGCACGTCCTGTGCCGACGGGGCGTTAATCATGCCGACATGGCCGAATACACTGCCCAAGGCGTTGATCGAAGGTTACGCAGAAACGCCAGCCAATAATGTTTTGCGAACGCAGATGGACGTGGGGCCAGCCAAGACACGCAGACGCACGTTTGCAAATGTCAGGAATTTGACGATCAACCTGCTTTTGAGTAGCGCACAATGGACGGCACTGGATAACTTTTACGATGTTGAAACTTTGAGCGGTTCATTGCCGTTTGATATGCCGCATCCGCGCACAAATGTGACGGGTAATTTCAGGTTTGTTTCTCCGCCGCAACTATCTGCGCTGTCGAGTAATTATTTTAAAATTGCTGTCAGTCTGGAGCAACTGCCATGAGCCGTGCAGTATCTGCGACTACACGGTCATCGCTTTACGCGCAAAGCACGGGCGATGTCTATGTTATTTTGCTGGAGATAAGCCATGCGACACTGGGCACGCCAATCCGCGTGAATAACAGCGGTTCTGATATCGTTTCAAACGGGATCAGTTTTGTGGCTTTTCCGTTTGAAATAACACTGCCAAACGATGATGACGGTCAGATTAGTGCAAGACTGAGCATCGATAACACGGACAGGCAGATCGTGGCAGCGGTCAGACAGATGTCAAGCTATGCGGCTGTCAATATCAAGATCATCCGCGCGGATGCACCGGATACAGTCGAAGCGGAATTCCCTGATTTTCGCTTGTCGAATGTGAATTACGACGCCGCAACGGTGAGTGGTGATCTGACGATTGAAGATTTTACGCAAGAGCCTTTTCCGGCTGAGACGTTTTCTCCCGCAAAGTTCCCGGGGCTTTGATGCTGCCGGAATGGTGCATGCGGTACATTGGCCTGCCCTTTTTGGCGCATGGCCGTGATCAAAAGGGGCTGGATTGTTGGGGTTTAGTACGACTTGTGTACTTTAATGAATTTGGCATCGATTTGCCTGCTTTGAGTGGTGCTTATGAAGATACAGAGCGGCAATCGCACGGTGTTATCGCCAGTCTTTATCAGGACGAAGCACGGCAAAGATGGATGAAGGTCGAGGCTGATAAGGCTGGAACTGGCAACGTTGTTGTCTTGCGATTTGCGGGGCAGCCGGTGCATGTCGGAATTTATCTGGGCTGGAACAACATGCTGCACGTTATGCGCGGCACGGAAAGTTGTATCGAGCGTATCGATACGCCGCGCTGGAATAAAATGATCGAAGGGTTTTATCACTATGGGCGAAGCGATTGAGGTTAAAGACAGTCTGTTTCTGACTGTCATGCCTAGCCCGTTTACGCAAGAACGCATTACAAAAATAATTGCGGCAGGAAAGACGATTGCCGAAATTGTTTCATGTGAAATAAAAACGCCGTCGATATTTTCTTTCTGCCATGTCTATGTTGGCGGCCATTACGTGCCACAAAATATATGGCATGTCGTGCGTGTAAAAACCGCGCAGAATATCGTTCTGCGTATGGTGCCGCAGGGCGGTGGCGGTGGCGGAAAGAACCCATTGCGGAGTATTTTATCGCTCGCTTTGATGGCGGCGGCGCCGGGGATTGGTGCGGCATTTGCGGGTAGCCTTGGGATTGCTGGCGGTGGCGTATGGTTGGGCAGTACATTTATCGGTGCTGGCCAGATCCTTGGCGGTGTTGTCAGCATGGTTGGTCGCATGGCGATCAACGCCCTTGCCCCGCCGCCGCGTCAACGCGGTGCGCTGGCAACGGTCGCTGATAAGCCAACCCAGTTTATTCAGGGTGCCCGTAACCAGTCTTTGAAGTTCGGACGCATCCCCAAGGTTTTGGGACGCATGCGTATGGTGCCACCCTATGCGGCACGGCCATTCACGGAAACCGTGGGTGATGATCAATATGTGCGTATGTTGTTTTGCTTAGGCTATGGGCCGGTCGAAGTCAGTGATCTACGCTTTGGCGAGACGCCTTTGTCGCAGTTCAGTGACGTTGAAACGGTCATACGCCAAGGCTATGAGGATGATGAGGCGATCAGCCTTTATTCAGATGGAAATTCGATTGTTCAGAACGATTTGAATGTCTTGCTCAGCCAGACTGCCGGATGGCAGGTGCGGCGTACTGAAACAAATGTGAACGAGATATCGGTCGATATTACTTTTGCGAATGGCCTTGTGCAATTTGACAGCCAAGGCAATAAACAAAATATGACCGTGCAGGTCGAAGTGCAATATGCGCCTGCCGGAACAAACAACTGGAGTGCTGGCAGCGATACATTTTTAAGTGTTGCATCCACAGTCTCGCCCGCGCTGTCAAAGCCAGATGCCTTGAATGGTGCCCGTCGTGCGATTGTTCATCGCGTGTATCTTGATCCTTTTAATGGTGACGTCGGGGTTGTGACTGGCGATATTACGCTGGATGGTCTGGAAGATTTAAGCATTCCTGCCTTGCCTGCGGATATGCTGGCCTGCGCACGCGTGGTGCGTTATTCCGATGATGCGGATGTGATTGATGCCGGTCGCATTACAGATGAGCGTGCAGCCAGCCTTGTGGGTAGCGTTTATCAGGCGTCAGGTGATTTCCTGCCAAGCACGTCCACGACAGCGCATGTCATTGATATTGATGCGGGGGGCTTAAAAAACGGCGGCTTGACTATAACAGCGCGTCAAACATCGGCTTTGCGCCGGTTCTTTCGTTTTAGCGTGGCGCAGGGTCAATATGACGTCCGCATCAGGCGTAAGACGACCGATACAGATACGACACAGATTTTTGACAAGGTTTACTGGACGGCATTACGGTCTATCCGTCATATCTCGCCGGTGCAAATGTCTGGGCTTGGTTTGATTGCCATTCGTATCAAGGCGACAGACCAGCTGAATGGTGCACCTGATCAATTTAACTGTATCGTGCAAAGTATTTTGCCCGATTGGGACGCTGATACCGAAACATGGATAGAGCGGCCAACGTCTAACCCCGCATCGCAATACCGTTATGTTTTACAGGGGACGGCGAATAAAAGGCCATTGCCGGATAGCCGTCTTATCATAAGCGATCTTGAGATCTGGCATAATGATTGCGTGTCATCTGGATACCAATATGACGCGGT